ATCCAGAGATTGCTTTAACCTCACGCCTAGCGATGGCGATTGATTCGTGGAATGCTCGCGGCGCTGATGAAGTCATGCAAACGGCAATGGCAATGGCTCCAGCCGATCCTACGATCATGGACAACATCGACACGGCATTTTACATCCGCGAGAAGTCCCGCCTTGTTGGCGCTCCTGAAGGACTGCTCCGCAAGCGTGAAGACGTTGAAGCCATCCAGCAACAACGAGCACAGCAGCAGCAAATGCAACAGGCCGCGATGATGGCTAAGGAGATGGGCAGCGCCGTAAATAGTGCTGGCGGCATCGACAAAGTGAAGGAATTAGTCGGGGCGTAATCATCAACGCCGCGCATCATCACATGACACCCGCAACCGCAGAACTCCTAAAACCACTCAGCGACGCCGAGAAGAAAGACGTTCTCAAAGCAACGCTCCGACTTTTTGACAAGGACGACTTTCAGCTTGTTTTCCGCAGCTTGAATGCTGACGTGGGCGGCATTCTGAATCCTGCATTTGAGCAGGGAGGCGATGCAGTTAAAGCAGCATTCCGAGAGGGGCAGAAAGAGCCGCTTCGGTGGCTATTCACCATGCACCTGAAGGGCATTCCTGAGACTGAGAAACCTAAAGAACAAGAGACATGATTACGATCACAGAAGACAATCAAATTGACCGCGACGGCGAAGTCATCGGCAGCATCATTGACGGCATTGCATGGATGAAGGCCAAGCCAGCGCCGCGCATCGTTGGTCAGATTCGCCAAGCCGCAGGCATTGCCGGACTGACTTTTGAAGTCGCAGACGCGCCAACTGACAAGGAATGCTTGATGGTTGAACCAATTTCCACGCCGCAGTTGCCCGGGACTGACTCGGCGATGGAGCCTGCCGCTAGTTGTGATGATCTAGCGGCAGGCATTCTTTCTGATCCGCCATGCGTGGAAACAGTTACGGAAGACGTCTCAAAGGAGGCGCTTCCAGCCTTTTGTATTGGCTTCGATTGGGGCACGCCGGGAACGCAATACTTCGCTCGGTGCTTTGTGAACAGCTACGGCAATGACGCCTACTCTCAGTTCTGCAAGGCTAACGGCATCTAATTCCTATGGAAACCGACACAACACAACAAACGGCGGACAATGCCTTGCAACAGCAAGCAGCGACCACAACCGAAACGACAGCAACACCAATCGAGTCCGCGCCTTCAACCAATCAGCGGCCCGATTTCATCCCTGAAAAGTTTTGGGATGCACAGAAGGGCGAGGCCAAACTAGACCAGCTAGCCATCAGCTACGCCAACTTGGAAAAAGCATTCTCCTCGAAGTCGCAGGCACCAAAGAAGCCAGGCGCTGACGCATCGCCAGAGGATCAAGCCAAGTATTTTGCAGACCTCCGCAAGTTCACAGGAGCGCCAGAGAAGCCGGAAGACTACGGCTTGAAAGCTCCTGACAAGCTGCCGGAAGGCGTCGAGTGGAATGCTGAACTAGCCGGAAAGGCTGCATCCATTGCCCACAAATACAGCGTTCCGCCTGAAGCGTTGCAGGAGTTAATTAATCTCAATAATGAGAATATAAGCGGCCTAGTGGAGAAGTCGCAGGCCATGCAGCAAGAGCAGGTGGACGCGATGGTGGCTGAACTCAATGCCGAATGGAAGGACAACGCCAAGGACAACTGGCAGCGTGCTAACCGTGGCGCTATCGCCCTGGGCGTCGATCTGGAAGCTAGCGGACTGGGCAACAATCCGCATTTCATCCGCGCTGCCTTGCGCTTCGATGAGATGATCGGCGATGACAAGGGGCTGGTTAGCTCTGACTCGCAGGCCACTTACAAAGAGCAGATGGAGCGCATCCAGAAGGGTGACGACTTCAACGGCAAGAACGGGCCGGAAAAGCAGCAGGCAGCGCTTGCCAGACTTCAGGGGCTTTTCAACGCATCGCAGAAATGATTTGAGAAGGGCGTGCCTTTAATGAGGCCAGCACACGAAATAGGCTTAGGCTACAATACCCTCAAGGAAACGGCTCTCAGAAATGGGGGCCGTTTTTTTGCTTGCATCTTTTCTCAGATGTGAGAATTTAGGGTAACAACAGCCCCCGCAAGGGAAAAGCTGGATGCCGGACATAGGCCCGCAAACAGCGGAGAACCGAAGAACCGGGAAGACATGATACTTCCTCAGTCGCTCACAAGGGCGGCTCAACTTCACCTCTCTAATTCCCTGCCATCATGGCTACCATTGACACATTCTATCCGGTCACTTTCCAGACCAGTTTCGACCAAGTTCTTCAGCAGATGGATTCCCGTTTGCTTACCTCCATTACTCGCGCCGATTTCACTGGCAAAAAGAAATGGTTCAACCTTCTGAACGACTCAGAAGCTCAAGACATCCTTACCCGCAAGGGTGACACTCCAGACGGCGAGCTTGATGCTTCCAAGTATTGGATGACCCAGCGCCCAAAGGAAAAGGTTACGACCTTCGACGAGTGGGACAAGCATTTCCTCGGCACTATCGTTCTGCCAACTTCTGACGAAGTTCAGAGCCACGCGATGGCCTTCAACCGTGCGATTGATGATGTCATCATCTCCGCCTTTGATGCTACCCGCTACATCGGTGAAGACGGCACGACCACTGACAGCTTCCCAAGCGGTCAAAGCGTCGCTGCTAACTACGCTGAGACTGGCTCTCCGACCTCTATCGGCATGACTTTGGCAAAGCTTCGCCGCGCCAAGTATCTGATGGACGTGAGCGAAGTGCCTGCACAGGGCCGCTACATTGTTATTGGTGCTCAACAGGAGCAAGACCTCCTGCGTGATACCAATCTGACAAGCGCTGACTTCAACACCGTTAAGGCGTTGGTTGACGGCCAGGTTGACACCTTCCTTGGCTTCAAGTTCCTGAAGTCTCAGCGTCTGCCAGTTGGCACCGTTAGCGGCACCGCTGACGTTCGCAGCTGCTTCGCCTTCCACTCCACGGCTGTAAAGTTCGCGATGAGCGACCGCCAGACCCGCATGGACATCCTGCCACAGCGTCGTCACGCGCTTCAGATCCGCTCAACCATGATGCTCGGTGCCGTCCGCACTGAGAACGAAAAGGTTGTCCGCCTCTACGCTGACGAAACCCCATAACCTGAACTGAGAGGGGCGGTGTAAAAGCCGCCCTTCTCTCAACTCTCACCTTCAAAGACTCACTACTATGGCTGCTCTCACTGACACCTCACTCTACACCGCACAAGACTCCGCTTTGCTTGATGGCTCCGAACGTCCTAACCGGACAGGAACCACTGGCGGAACGGTTAAAATACTCCGCGCCTCCTACACCACTACCGGCAGCGAAGCCGCGAATGACACATTCAACCTTTGCTATCTTCCAAAGGGCGCTTCCGTCCTTCGCGGTCTTAGCACGGTCACTTGTGTTGATCCCGGCACTACGCTGACGCTCGACATTGGCACCAGCGCAAACGCTGACCTCTACGCTGACGGCATCGTTCTTTCGAGCGGTGGAACCGTGGCCTTTGGTTCTGCGGTAGCTGGCACCGCTGGCGACCTTGCTCCGACTGTGACCACCGACAATACCGCCGTGATTGTCACCGTTGCCTCTGCGAATACCGTCACCGCCGACGTGGTGCCGGCCCCGATTGTGATCACGGCGATCCCCGACGGAATCCCGTACTATCAGGTCGCGATTTACAACGGGGGCTCGAATCCGGTTTGGCTGCTCAACGCGACCGAGGCGGCCGGCGCGTCGGGGCTCTGCATTCCGGCCGGTGCTGCGATTTACACCCCCGTCTTCGACACGGCGCATGGCGCGCCCCGGCTCTACGCCGCAGCGCCCGAATCGTGCAAGGCGTCCGTCCTGCCGGTGATCGCGTGATTTCCGGGTCAAGCGGCGGAGTCCCGCCCGGCCCGGTCGCGCCTATCACGATCGGCTCCTCAACCCCTAACGGCGTCCCGCTTGGCCCCTATGCCGACTTCGCGACGATGGCGGCAGCGAACCCGTCCCCGGCGTCGAACGCGATCACGGGTGGCGACAACGGCGAGCTTTGGATCTACGGCGGCGGGTGGATCCGGTTCAAGACGCCAGACGTTTCAGACGCTGAAGGACTTCCGTCGCCTTCGGTCGGAGAGTCGTTTCAGGACGCGCTGCCGTGCAAGGGCGTCGGCATTGATGCGTGGTTTTGGTCGACCGGCCGCGCGAAGTGGCTTCAAACCGGGTTCGAGCCGGTCGCGACCACACTCCCGACCGAGTCAGGGATCGTCGAGTTCGATGTCAACGCGTCGTGCAAGAACCTGTCAAACGGGGTGATCTCGGCGTGGGATGGTGGTGCATGGGTGGCGTCGTCATGAATACCAAAATCGAAGAGCTTCGCGAGCAAGCTACGGCAGCGTTCGCGCGATTCAAGGCGGCATCTGAGCTTCGGCTCGTCGAACTTGCGACGCATGACCGCCTGATGGCGGAACTTCGCGTCGCGGAGGCAGAACTTGCAGCCGCTCCCGAGCCCGCACCCCACGCGGAGTTCCCCGAAGTGCGGACCGAGCGCAGGCCGAAGAGTCGCCGATGACCGACTTCCGACGCGAGGCACCTCCATTCGTGCCGCCCGCTCCCGGCGTCTCCGTCGACGAAGCGGGGCGTGAGCAGGGGCGGGAGTCTGTGCATCAAGCCGCCGCCGGCGTGACGCATGACCGGGAGACCGGCGTGATCGTGCTGTCGCCGGGGGCGTACTCGGGCGGCTTGCGGCTGCTCGTGTCCCGCGCCGATCTTGAGCGCATCGTCGCGGAGGGTCGCGCGTTGTTGCAAGACATCCAGCGGCGCGAGGCGCTCGATCGCATCAACGCGGGCAAGGAGCCCGAAACGCAGACGAGGGGATAGCATGGCAACGAAGCGAGACGAGACGCCGACCAACGAGGTCACCACGCCGATCGGGAAGTTCGGGTGGAAGGGCGACGGAGCGACGCAAATCATCCGGCTTGCGGTAGCCTGCTTCTGTCTGGTCGGGGCGGCCGGTGGTGGATGGTTCAGCTTCAACCGCATCGACCCCGCCATCGGCAAGATCGAAAAGATGGAGCTGACGCTCAACCAGATCAACGAGCGCCTTGCCAAGCTTCCCGACGCGCAAGCGCTGCAAAACGATCACGACGAGGTTGTGCGGGTAGGCGCCCACCTTGCCGCGTGCTGCCCGGACTACGGCGCCCCGCTCGCGACACGGCGCCGAAACGTCAATGCGGACCCGGTCGACGTAGCCCCTGCTGCAAGAGCCATTCGCGACGGTTCCGCGGACGCCGGGCAGGGAGCGGCGATTGAGGCGCGGGACACGAGCGACGCGCCTGAGACCGCGCCGGCAGTTGTGACGCGTTAGGTGGTGGCTGGCGAGTGGTCGCACGTCAACGTCATGCGTTGACCGGGATTGATCACGAGCCGCGCCGTTACGGTAACGGGCACGCCTACCGCTTCTGAGCAATCGCGGGCGATCTGTTGGATCATCCCCTCCATGCTCCGAATCGACCCGCGCCCGCCTTGGTAACTGTCGACGTACTTACGGAGGCTTGCGACCTCGATGTGCGTCTCGGCAGGGGTGTATGTGATCGCGATCGAGCTCCCGGCCAAAGGGTTGCCACTTCGCGGGCAGCACGGCGGGAGGTCAAGCTCGTGGGTCTGAGTGGTGCGCGTGCATCGCGCTTCGTTCGGCTGTGTCTTCAAGTCCACAATGGCACCTGTCGCGGGGAGGTTTCAATCTGCGAGGCGAACCGTTGCGCCTCGCGCCAGTCGTTTCCGTTTCGGCCCGCCATTCGGGCAGCGTAGGACCACGCCATCGAATCGGCAGAGTGGAGCGCGGACCATACAAAATCGTGCGCGAGGGCAGTCGTCTTGAGGCCGAACCCGTGAAGCCGCAGGTCCGGCCGGTGGTCCTTGATCGCCTTGAGTACCGCGACAATCGACCACGGGGAGGCGTTGCGTTTGCAGACGCTTCCAACTCCTACCCATTGACCGTGCGATAGGCGGTCCGCGTAGAGGTCGGCGTGTCGCACGTAGTCGGCCGGCGCGAACCCTTGAAGGACCGGCATCACGTACGCGCCGGGGTCGGATTGCATGATCTCGTCGTACCGGTCAACGGTCAACGTCTGGTGTTTCGCGACGGTCAACCCGGTCTTTTGCAGGATCCACGGCTCGCACATCCAATCCTGCGACACAGCTGCGAGCATGGACCCGTTCGACGACCAGCGCCGG